GCATCATTCCAAAATGGGGGACCTGCTGGAGTTTTATTTATGAACGACGACCGCTTTGACCCTACAAGTGGACAAGCACAAGCACAAGCACTTAAAAAGGCAGTAAGCGAAAAGAGTGGCAGTTTAAACTACAACTCAATTGCAGTATCAGGTTATAAAGTAGACTGGAAACAAATTGGACTTTCACCTGTAGAACTTAATATCATTGAATCGGAAAAATGGGATTTAAAAGCACTTTGTAACATTTATGGAGTACCTAGTCAATTATTAAACGATAGCGATTCAAAGACATATAACAATCAAAGAGAAGGGGAAAAGGCATTAACACTTCGTTGTGCCATCCCATTACTTAATTCTTTGACTGATAATCTTAACAGGAAATTACATAGCGATTGGGGTTATAAAGGAACAAATCTTTATGTGGATTATGATATTTCAGTATTTGGTGAATTAGAAGCAAATAAAGCCGAACAAACTGCGTGGTTGAATGAAGCGTGGTGGATTAGCCCTAAACAAAAGTTGGAAATAATGAATATCAATGTTCCTGATTATATTCCTACCGAAGAGTTAGAGAAACTTTACATTCCAACAGGACTACAAACTATTGACCAATTTCAACCTTTGAATATTCCTGACCAAAACCCATAAAATGATTTGGCAAGATTATAGAAAATTATATGCCAACGCATTAAAACAATATTCACCGAAGTTCAAGAAAGAACTGCAAAATCAAGTGAATACTTATTGCCGTACCCAAGACTACAACGCAATTAGCGATAAGGCCATTAAAAAGACGATTCAGAAGCTCCATTTAGCTATGGGTGTAAAGATGGCTCAAACTAGCAGCAAGGTCGTTAAAAGGTCAGTAAAGGGGCATTACGAGGCATTGGAGGTTAAATCAGCAGAAACGGATTTGTTTAGTTACACAATCCTTCAGTATTTGCAAACACAAGGACTTGACCAATTAGCATCCGATATTACCTACACCACAAAGGAGCAGATTAGAAGATTTATGATTCAATCAGCCGAACAAAATTTAACAATATCTGAAACAATTGTTTTATTAAGGAGTGCAGGAATTACGGATTATAGAGCAGAACTTATTGCAAGAACTGAAACAGGAAGGGCTGCCAATATAGGTTCAATGGTTGGCGCAACGAGTACAGGATTAGTAACTATGAAAGAATGGATTGCAGCAAAAGACAATAGGACAAGAAGGATTCCACGAGACCAATTTGACCATTATAATATGGATGGTAAAAAATTACCAATAGATGAAACATTTAAACTGCAAAACAAAAAGGGTGGATTTGATTTAATGCTACATCCTTGCGATTCAAGTGGTAGTGCTGGTGATGTTTGCAATTGCCGTTGTACTTTAGGGTATGAGGCACAAAGGGATAAAAATGGCAAACTATTAAAGCTAGAAAATAACCCACCAAAAGGCAATGTTGGAATGATTTGGGGCATACTGACTAACGTAGTAGGAATGCAAATAGGAAACTTAATTGCAGACTTGTTTGAATAATAAAAAAAAATATAACTTTGTAAATATGAAAACTTACGCATCTAAAGATTTAATTGTTGAGAAACAAGACATCGGTTATGAGGTAATGGATGTTGATACCGAACAACGCAGAGTAAAAGCCGTATGGGCAAGAACAGGTAATGTTGATTTGGATAACGATATTATCGTTCCTGAAGCATTTACCAAAACCTTAAAAGAAAGAGGTCCAGCAGGTAAAAACTTGATATGGTCATTAGTTGACCATTGCGCTGAAATGGAAGCGGTAATAGGTAAGCCTGAACAACTTTATGTTGAAGGCGATATGCTTATTGCAATTACTCCTATCGTAATGACTGAAACAGGAGAAGATGTAATGAAGATGTACGATGCTGGTTTAATTAACCAACACTCAATCGGATTTACTACAATTAATTCAAGCGTAGCAAAGGATGGAGTAAGAACAATTACTGAACTTAAACTTTATGAAGGTAGTGCGGTATTATGGGCAGCAAACCCTGAAACACCAACTATTTCAGTAAAGAGTGAAGTAAAAAGAGAACAATTAGCAAATAGGCTAGAGAAACTCTTGAAAGCGTTTAAAGGCGGTAAATTTACCGATGAAACCTTTGCGTTGATGGAGATTGAAATAAAAAGGATTCAAGCAGATTTATTGGAGATTGAAATCGTTAAAGAAATCACTGCGGTCGCAGAAGCACCCCAGCCGATAATTGAGGAAATCAAAAACAATGATGCAGAAATCTTAAAGGCAATAAAAGAATTTAATAAAATACTAAAAAAGTAAAAATGGAAAACGTAATTAACGAAATGGCTGATAACCTTAAAGGTTTTCAAGCTAGTATTGAAGCGAAGTTGGAAGCAACAAACGCTGAAATCCGTGTAGTAAAAGATGAAGCACAAAAACAATTTGATGCTCAAGCTGCTGCACAAAAGAAAAACGCATCTAAACAAGTAAAGTTTTTAGATGAGGCTATCATTGAGAAATTAGATGGTAGATTAGATGAAATGGAAAAATCAATGAAATCAAATGGTAAATTCCGTTTAGATTTACGTGATGTAAAGTCTATGACTTTAACTGCAAGTTTAACAGGTGATGCTCAAGCATCTTATGCTCCTAACGCTTCAGTTTTACCTAGTCAAGCAATCAATTTCCGTGATTTAGTTCCAACAGTTCGTAGCGAAAGTGGTTTGTATGTATTCTACAAAGAGACTGCAACAACTAATAACATTGCTGCTCAAACTGAAGGTTCAAACAAAGGTGAAAACAACTACGCATTAAGCGAAGTTAAAGTGGTTAACGATTACATCGCTGGTTTCTCTACATTCTCAAAACAAATGGCTAGAAGTTTGCCTTTTTTAAGCACAACTTTACCAAGAATGTTGACTAGAGATTTCTTTAAAGCAGAAAACGCTGCTTTCTTTGCAACTGTATCAGGTGCTGCAACAGGTTCTACTACAACTGCTGAAACTGTTGATTTAAAGCAATTAGTTGATTACATCGGCAACCAAAAGAGTGCAAACTTTGTATCTTCAGTTGCTTTAGTAAGCCCTAGTCAATTAGGTCGTTTATTAAAAGAAACAATCACTGCTGGTTACTACGCTGGTAATGGTTCTGTTATCGTTTCACCAAATGGTGGTATGACAATATGGGGAACTCCTATTATTGCTGCATCTTGGGTTACTGATGACAAGGTTCTTATTATGGATAGTAATTTCTGCGAGCGTATTGAAGTTGAAGGATTAGCTATTGAATTCTCTTATGAGAACGCATCTAACTTCCAACAAAATATGGTTACTGCAAGAATTGAGTGTTATGAGGACATCAACTTAATGCAACCAACTTCAGCAATATATGCTGATTTAGGAAACATCTAGTTTTAAAGGTTAGATAAAAAAGACCCCATCTTAATCGGTGGGGTTTTTTATTATATTTATTGTAAATTTGTAAAAAAGAGATATGGCATATTCTAATTTTATAATAGATTTTACTTTAACTGACACTGCACCTGTAACCGAACCTGTAACATTAGCAGAGGCTAAATTGTATTGCAGGGTTACTAATTCAGTAGATGACAATCAAATTTCCTTAATGATTAAACAAGCAAGGGAAGCAGTTGAAGTGGGTACAGGATTAAGTCTTATTCCTAAAACTGCCGTTGTATGGTTTACCAATTGGAATAGTTCTTTTGATTTACCCTATGGTCCTGTTAATTCAATAACAAGTTTAATTAATGAGCAAGGCGATACAATAGCCGTTGGGGATTATACATTAATTGGTGGTAAGTTCCCTAAACTAATTAGACCAGCATATCAAAACTTAAAGTTTACTTACACTTGTGGATATGCAACCATTCCAAACGATTTAAAGATTGCTATATTAGACCAAGTTAGCTACGATTACGAGAATAGAGGATTAGATTCAAATACAGGTATTTGTGAAAAGACTTGGAAAGCGTGTCAGCGTTGGACAAGAATAAGCCCAATATTATGAGACTAGGAAGCAAAAAGGCAAACTATGTTGATGCCAACACAATGTACACGGAAATAGGGTTATATGTGCCTACAATCACCGCTGATGGGCAAGGTGGTTACACAACTACCTATGCTTTACAAGAGGTCGTATTTGGGGATTTTAGACCTGAAAATGAGAATAGGGCATTATTAGAAGCCCAGTTAAGTTTTACTCGTTTGGCTAGATTATTTATCAGGTACGATGTAACGATTAACAATATGTACAAAATAGAGGCTGAAGGAGAAATGTACACAATCCATTCAATTAAGGATGTAGAAAATCAATTTAGATATTACGAAATAATAATGTACGCATAATGGGTATAAGTGTTTCAATATCAGGAATAGAAGGTTTAAAAAAATATTTATCAAATTATGATAAAGTTTTAACACAAGGTTTGGCAGATGAAATTAAAGCATCTGCTATTAATATTGAAAAAAATGCTAAAAGATTAGCTCCTGTAAATTTTGGTAATTTAAGACGAAGTATTCATTTTGTAAGAATAGATAAATTAACATATAATGTTGAAGCATCTGCAAAATATGCACCTTACCTTGAATTTGGTACAGGTGGTAAAGTGTCAATACCTGTTGGATATGCAGGTTATGCTGCTCAATTTAAAGGACAAAAAGGTGGAACATATTATGAATTTTTAATGGCAATAGTTGACTGGATAAAAAAGAAAGGAATTAAAGGGGGTGTTTATAGTACTAAAACAAAGAGAAGATTAGGAAATAAGGCACAAAAATTTAATGAAGATGTTAAATTGGCTGAAAGAATTGCTTATTCTATACTTAAAAAAGGAATAAGAGCACAACCATTTTTAATACCTTCATTTGAAACTGAAACTCCTAAAATATTTTTACGAATAAAAACACTATTAAATGCTCAATCCTAATATAGAAATAAAGAAATGGTTTTATACCAACTTGACAAGTTCAAGTACGTTACCTGTTTATGACGGATTTGCACCTGAATCTGCACCTAATGAATATATTATTATGAGTGGCAGAACATCAAACCAAGAACAAGGTAAAATCAGTTATACTAATGCGGTTACCATTGATGTTGACATTGTCATAAAAAATAGTAACTTTGGATATAAAAGAGCCGAAACAATAAGCGATTTAATACTAAATGCAATCAATTCCGACACGAATATAACCCTAGCAAATGGGTTTTATGCTTCAAGTTTGGTAGTAGGTGCAATTAGAAATTTAGATGGCTTAAACCCTTTGGACAACGTATTTAGAACGATAATAACTTATAATATAATAATAACTCAAAATTAAATAAAATGGCAGAAACTAAAGTATCAGCAAGGGATTATATCCTTTTAGCAGATTTGGCTGGCGGCACAACTTTTAAAGCAATAGCTTGTTTAACAACAAATTCATTGACATCAACTAACGACACAATTGATGCAAATTCAAAGTGTGGTAATGAATACACACCAAGTCCTGTATTTAGTCAATCTTTTGAATGTGAAGGATTCGCTATTGATGAAACAGGAACTCCAAGTAAAAATTCATACCAACAATTGTACACTGCACACGCTGCTAAAACTCTTTTTACTATTAAAATGGGTAAAGCAACACCAGTTTCAGGTGATGTTTATTATGGTGGTCTTATTACAAGCACTGTATTTATCAGTGATTTTGGAGTACAAGCAGACGATGGCGATGACGTGAAATTTACTGCAACATTTGTAGTATCAGTTCCACCAATTGCACAAACTGAAGTTACACCATAAACAACAACTAAACTATGTTTGAATTAAGACTAAACAACAACAAAACAATCCCTTTAAAATGGGGTACTTGGGCGATGAAAAGATTTTGCGAATTAGAGAATAAATCTCTTTTAGACTTAATCAATATTTTATCAAGTGGGGCTTTTGAATTAGGAACAATTGTGCATATTATTCAAGCATCTGCCGAAAGCGGATGTAAGACTTTAAATCAACCAATTGAATTTAACGATGTTATCGTTTGCGACTGGATAGATGAAGTTGGTGGGTTATCTGCAAAAGATGGTCAGCTAATAGATTTTATTAAATTTATGCAGACTTCAATGGTTCCTGAAACAAAAGAAAATGCCGAAGTAACCAAAGAAAAAGGAAAAAAAAAATAGGAATATATAGCTGGGATTCAATAATTATTCTCGCAATAGAAGTTGGCTTGACAATTAATGAGTTTTGGCAACTTACTTGGCGGGAATTTTTATTATATAAAAAGGCTTACGAGAATCAGCAGATAAAGGAATGGGAAAGGACAAGAACTTTAGCCTATATGATTTATAGGTCAAATTCAACGGATAAAAATCCGAAAAGTATAAAGTCCTTTTTCCCTTTGCCTAGTGATGAAGTGGAGGATGAAAAGCCTAAACTAACTGAAGAGCAACTAGCAAGGACATTAAAGTTGTACGGAGTAAAATAATAAAATGGCACAAGAAACATTAAAAATTACGATAACGGCTGACAATAAACAAGCCGTTCAAAATATACAGGAAACTGTTACCGCTACAACTCAATTGGGTAATGCGTTTAAAAGAGTAACTCCAATAACTAATCAAGTTAATCAGTCTTTAGTCAATGTTTCAAGGGTTGCTCAAGATGCTCCATACGGATTTATAGGTATAGCGAATAACTTAAACCCATTATTAGAATCATTCCAAAGATTAAAAGAAACAACAGGAACGGCTGGTAGTGCTTTAAAAG